CTTGGCAGCCTGCGCGTCGCACACGATATCGGTGGCACCGGTGTTGGCATAGGCGGCCTTCACTAGGATCACGTCGCCGGCAGCCGCTGCGCCGATGTCGGGGCTGAAGTTGGCAATGACGTGATCGGCCGTGCCGGTATCGGCCGCGTACGGAATGTCGATGCTGTAGGTGTTGGTGGTGACCGGTGCCTCGGAACCTAAGTAGTTGACGATCTGCCACTCGGTACCAGTCCAGACAAACTGAGCGATCTGGCCGACCGTGAGATCGCCGGCCTCCGTCACCGTGCCGTTCGCCTTCTTGATGTTGTAGATGCCGAAAGTGTTGAGCGACAACGTCGACGGGCCGGTGGTGGTGTTGGCGATCTTGACGCGAACGACGGTACCGATCACGAGGCTCGGCGGCACCGGGTCGATGGCGGCAACTACAATGTCGGCTGTCTGCGACGTATCCTGCGCGTACTCTTGAATCCACGGCGCGATCTGTATTGCTTTCCAGAGCTGCTCGAGATCCGACTCGTTCGGCGACAGTCCCGCCGTGTCGATGACGTGGACCAGCTCGCGCATCGGATGCTCGAACGCGGCGGCGGGCGGAATCGAGCCGGCAAGACCGATGCTTGGATTTCCGTTAACATACGGGGCATCAACGTCGGTCACGCCATACGGCTGTTGATAGCGCATTGTTTAATTTCCTGGGTTTACAGGCTGACTTCTACGGGTGTGTTCGCGATGATGTCTTGACGAACATTTCTTGCTTCCACGACGACCGGAAGCACCGACGACAAACCAACTCCATCGTCAGCCTGGTTCTGAATTGTCCTAGAGCCTTGTATCATCGTGCCGGCGTTAGTGTAATTGACGGTGAGCGTGTCGCCGAACTCCAGTTTAGTGTCAGGCATGTCACGGTGTCCCCGCCATCGAATTGCCGCTCATCACCGAACCGCTGTAGTCCAGAACGATCTCAGTGTGCGCCGGCTTCCAGCGCTGCAGCAGGCAGTTGAGATCGGTCAGCAAGCCGATACGCAGATGCGGATCGATGCCGGCCTGACCGACGCTGGCGCGAAACCACGTCAGGCGCGGATCGCCGATGTGGACCGTCCAGTAAAACCTGATCTCAGGCGGACCAATCTCCCAGCGGTAGTCGCCCTGCGCGTCACGCGTATCGCCGACGCTCGAAATGCCGCACATGAACGGCGCGTACTCTGTGATCCAAATGACGCTGCCGGCCCAGGTCGCAATCCAGATGAAGAAAGCGCGCGACTGACCGCCCATCAACGTCATCTTCAAGAGCAGTTGGGCGCGCCGCTGCTCGATGGTGAACGTCTCGGCGAAACACTCTTCCGGCAGGCCCCAGTTGCGCTCCCAATCGGGCAGCAACTCAGTCGTCTTGCGCGGATCGGTTTCCAGCTCCAGCAAGTCGGCCGCGCGCCGATCGACCCACGCACCCCAGACCTTGGCCAAGCCCGACACCACCTGCATGAGCAGACTGGAAGCCTGGCGCGGCCAGGCCAGCCCGGTCGGCAGCAGGTTGCTAAGCGCCGTCGTGTAGGCAGCAGCGTCACGCCGTACGTGGCGATCAGTGCCGGTAAACTTGCGAGGTGCCGTTGCCATTCAACTAAACCACGGTGGGGTCGGTGCGCACGCCGCTGTCGCCGACAAACCTTACCTCAGCGTGCCAAACCCGCGGCGCCGGCGACGGGGCAACGACGGGCACCGCTGCAGTGGCAGCCGAGAGCAGTTCGTATTCGATCGTACCCAGCGTCGCCAGATGCCCCACCGACGGCATCGGCGTAGTGACGAAATTGTTCTCGTGATAGTCCTCGCCGGCAGCGCTCGCCACCGCCTCGGTGATCCATGAAGCGTAGATCGTCTGCCCAGGCTCGGCACGCTCCACCAGCATCGCGTCCACTGCCAACTCGATGGCCTCACGCACCGACTGCGAATCATCAGCCAGCTTGGTGATCTTGAAGTCGATCGGGTACTTGATCGGCGACACGACGAAAAAGTCCTTGACGGCAACCGGGCGCACGCCGTCGATATAATCCGCCACGCGCTCGACATCCTCAGCGGCCGGAAAACCGTCGGCATCCACGCGCAGATCGTCGCACATGAAGCGCAGGGTGGTGGTGCCGATGCCCATCTCGAGCGGATACGACCAGGCCCGCGTCACGCCGGGGATGCTGAGCGCCCAGCGCACGTAGTCTGATTGGCTGCCGCCCATCGGCGGTTCCTGGATGCGAAACAGCACGCGCGAGCGCAGTGCATCATCATCCTCTTGATCAGTGCCGCCGGTCATCGTGATGACCGTGGCGGTGCCGTCGATACCGGTAATGATGCTGCTCAGCGACAACTGGTCGCCGGAATCGAGGTTGCCAGCAGTGCCGGCGTCGAGAGCGATGACTGCCGCGGCGGTAGTCACGCTGCTGATGTAGATTTCCGTGGTGGTCTCGTACTCAATGTTGGTCGCATCGTTGATCAGCCTCGTGCCCTTCGGCACCTGCGTGCCGGCCGAGCCGTTGAAGTTCACCAGCCCCTCGGCGTAGGTGGCGAACTTGCGTCCGCTGCTGCCGTCGAGGTTCTTCAGCCAGATGTCACCATGGCGGTCGAGCCACTCGGTCTCGGCAGTATCCGGCAGGGGCTGGTGCGACAGCCAGTCGATGTAGCGCAGCGTCAGGTGGGCGAGCGCCGCGTTGGCGTCCGCCATCACGCGCAAGACGCTGTTGCCGACGATGTTCACGCCGTTGAGCGCGGCGGTGATGTCGTCGCGAACGATCTCGCGCACCTGCCGGAGCGTGGGAGTGGACCACGGCATCGCTACGCGCTCCTAAATTCTTCCAGTGGAGGCTCGCCGACGTCCTCCCACAAGGACTGCCAGCGCAGGTCGATGTCCATCCCCGGTCCGCGATAGATCGTGGCTGAAACCTCGATGCGGTCAAGTTCAACGCGCTTGGCGGTGGCCTCGACACGCGAGGCGATGCTCCGATCGACAAGCGGCTGCAGCGCCGACAAAGTGTACTGGCGCGCCCGCTCCAGCGTAGAGCCTTCGCGCGCATTGATGCCGGTGATCTTGGCGCGCGTCAGCAGCCAGTTCTTGCAGCCGATCGGCCAGCCGTCCCAGATCGATTCTGCATCCATGTCGCCCCACCAGCCGCGGCGGTCGGTGCTGTCAGGGTCGGGCAGCACCTCATCCTCGCTCGCCAGCCGGTCGGTCAGCAGCGCGACCTTCACGGCCGTTTCCAGGTCGCGCGACTCATCTAGCTTGGCGGCGCGCGCCAGCACAGGAACGCGGCGGCGCGTCCACGGCGGCGCAAAGTACTTGGCGCCAAAGAACCGCGAGCCGAAATAGTCGGTGCCGAAATAGAACCAGGCGTGCGCGCGCCACTCGACCAAATCCGTTTTGCTCGGGATCGCCGGTATCAGCAGCCAGTCGGCCCAGATGCCGTTGAGGTCTGCCTTGCTGACGATGCGAATGTCGGTCATGCACCTAGCCCTCGCATGTCACGCAAGCAGAACGCGGGGTGAATTATCCTGTTCTCCTGTGCCAGCTCGTCGGCGCGGCTGGCTTCGTAATAGACCCGCTGGCTGAACACCAGCGACGGCAGGTTAGCTTGCATCTTGAACGTCACCATGCTCGGCAGCGGGCGCGACTTGGTGGCGAGGTGGTTGGTCAATGCACCGGCCAGGTAAGTGAGCTGCCGGTAGACAGACGAGTCTGACATGTCGGCGACCTTGTCGCGCGCGGCGTCGAACGCCAGCTTCATCCGGCTCATCATCAATTCCACATCGTCGCGCGAGACGAAGGTCAGGGCGCTCACCATGCGCGCCTCGGTCGCCAGACAGAACGAGATGCCTGACTGCACGATCACGGCGGCGATGTCGCCGACAGGTTCCTCTGCAATCAACTGCTCGCGCACGTAAGCCAGCGAGGCCAGCTTGACGTTAGCCTGCTCAGCCACCCGGAAGCAGGTTAGCAGGGCTACGCCGAAGCCGCCGTTGGCCAGCAGCGTCAGGTAGTCGGCACGCACCCGGCCGATCTGCCGGCGCAGGTCAGCCCCGGTCCTGCCAGTCTGCGACGACACCGTCAGCGACAGGTTATCGAGCAGGCGCGTGAGCACCGCGGCAATTTCAACGCGATCTGACATCAGAATGTAATGCCCGAATTGATGACTTTCTGCTCAGCGTTGTTCGGCACAAAGGCTGTCGCGCTGGGCGACACGGCGCTGCTCGTGCGCTGCGCCTCGTCCACCGTGTGGCCGGTAGTGTCGATCGCCGACTGCTCAGCCGCATTAGATTTCATCGCCACGTTTCCGTTGGTGTCGGTCTGAACCAAGCTGTTGCCGGGCGCCCCCAACTCTACGAACAGCATCTCGAAGACGCAGTAGCCACCGCGCTCGCGCCCCTCGAGCACACTGTAGCGCTCGCAGATGCAATTATCGCTCTTGGCCAAGTACGGATCGACGAGCAGACCGCCTTCCTTGTTCTCCAGTACCCTGATCAGTTCCTCTTTCCTGATGTGGTAATCGGGGCCAATCAGGTAGCCGGTCATCTGGTAGCGTACCGCCTGCCGTCCCATGTCCTCGGAATAAGGCTTGTCACGCTTGGGATACTGATGCACCACGACGCGGCGACCGGAATTGCGCGACTGCTGCTCGACGTGAAACTCAACCCCGGCATAGGAAGCCGGCACCAACTGCATGCGCCATGGTGCTGGCGCAATTTCCCTGATCGTTGCCATCAGCTACACGAATCCGCCTTGATGTCGATCGGCATCGTCGACCAGCAACCACCGGCATCGACGAATATTGCATTAGAGCCGAACTTGATGTGAGTGTGATTGGCGTCAACGCGGAAGGACTTGCTGTTATCGCCGAACTGGCCCACCACCTTGCTGCTGTTGATGATGACGCGACCCTGGCCGCCGCTTTCGTACAGCTCCCAGGTGTTGCTGCTCTTGTCATAATGTCCGACTAGGCTATCACCAGCGCGAAACTCGATGCGGTTCTTGGTGACGCGCACCTCGGTGTTGACGGTCTTGCCTTCGTGCTTGTATTCCTGCTGCTTCTCGCCTTCCTTGATCTCGTGGCTCTGCATGTCCTTGGTGACGTGCCGCAGGCTGGCCATGCGCGTCTTATCGCTCTTCTTGTCCTTGACCGACTTGCCGTCAAGTGACACCAGGTAGGCGCCATCCTCCTTGATGAACAGCATCTGCTCGCTGCCATCAGCCGCATAAAACGCGCCCTCGCCCTCTTTCATGTTGTAGGGGCGAACGCGACGGTCGTCGACGATGGCCACCGGGTGCGAGCGCTGACCGTTGAGATAGAGCATCACAGCTTCGGCGGCCTTGCCCTTAGGCTGCTCGTGGTTCCAGTCGTCGCCGGTATTTGTTTCGGCAGACTTGTCACTTGATTGCTTCTGCTGCTGCTCTTGTTCTTGCTTCAGCGGTACCGTCGTCATGCCGACCATCTGCCAGCGCTCGACGCCAGTTGCGGTCTCCGAATGAAACACGTCGGCCTGCTTGACCTCCTGCATCAGATGCTGATCGTCAAATTCACGACCGGTAGCGCGGCTCGCCGTCGAGCGCGCTATCAGGTGGGTCTTCTGCAATGTGGATCTGACGCTGCTCATTGGATCGGCGGTGTTGTTGCCCCGGCGGCAATCTGGTTGCACAACTCCAGCGTCGTGCGCGTACCAGTGTTATTGTCCTGCGTAAACGTCACGCTCTTAGCAAACAAGCCTTCGTTCCCCTTCATGATCAGCATCGGAGAGATGACCGGATAGACCTTGTTGTAATGCCACAGCTCGCCGGTCGAACTGAGCCAGCCGTAGACCGTGATGAATACCGTAACCTGATCGGTTGCCAGCCAGCCGCTCTCGGAGCGCGCACGGCCTCCCATCAGGTTCTTCTGAATAGTCGGCAGCTCAGAGATCAAAGTCTGCGCGTATTTTTGCCCCCAGGTATTTGCCTCAAGCCGATGGTACGGCTCACTGGCAACCTTGGTGCCGTGATCTTTATCGTTGCCGCTGTCCTGCGTGATGACCGGATAAATACCCTTCATCGACGCATTGTAGATAATCTCGCGGCCCTCAAGAATGTTGCCACCTTCCACGAAGCTATCGCCAGTACCCTGAGTCCCAAC